TATTTAGAACCACCACCAACAGTAATAGAACGTTTCATATCTACAATTAAGTCATAGATAGAAGCATCTGTAATTCCACTAGCTACGGCAGTATAAGCAGTTGCGGAAGCTGTAAGACCTTTTATGTTTGGAGCTGTTCCATTTCCTGCAATTAAATCAGTATCAATTTTCAAAAGTACATCATTAACTAAGAAATTACGAACCTCTTGCATTAATAGGTTATCATCATAAGCGAACTCCTCAGATACTGGAACTGTAACACCTACTTTTTGCAAGTTCAAAGTGTAAGTTGCAAATTTTACAGTAGCTTCAGGAATAACCGCACCCTCAGCAACAGCAGCCGCCGCTCTTACTTTTGTAGCTTCATCCCAATCCACATAACGAACTACTCCGTTAGAGTTCATAGGAACGCTTAATTTAGGGAATAAATCGTAAACAGTTAAACGTCTTGTAGCTAATTGACCTACATCGTTTAAGTCTAAAGCATAAGGGTTATTAGCAACAGAAGCTCTTAACGTATCCGCTTTTACAGTCATTTCAAATACTTGACCGTTACCTTTTTCGCGAGTAGCACCGTCAATCTTTGCACGATTAGCTTTAATTGTTTCTAACATAGATTCGTTTTTAGGTTCGTTTTTACCAGCTTCTTTAAGTTGGTTTACTTGTTCTTGTAGGTTTTCAAACTCTGACTTATCAATAGTTTCTTTACCTTTTAATGCTTCAATTTCAGCTTTTAAAGCAGTAACCTCAGCATCTTGCGATTTGTAAGATTCAACCTTTGCGGTTAATTCATCTAATTGTTCTTTTGTAATCATTAGTTAAAATTTGTTAAGTAAATTATTAAATTCGTTTTCGGTTAATTTTTGAGTAACCTCATCGGTTGGCTCGGGTTCGGTAGTGATTGGCTCGGCTTCCGTTTTATCGCTTAAAGCAGGTGTAAGAGTATTTGAACCACTCCATAACACACAGCTATATTCTTTTAATTTAGCTTCTCTAATTGCCCAGAAATAACCCATTTTATCAGCTTCTTCAGGATTACCTAGCATTGGATATATCTCATTCCATACTTTGTAAGATTCTACTTCTTGCGGATTGTTTATTGCTAAATCTAACTTAACATAAACCATACCAACAGAATGCTGTGTAATTTCGTTATTTTTATAAGCATCGAATACTTGACAATTATAATCTTCAATTAGTTCAGATTCTCCAACTACACAAATAGTCTTACCTTCTTTATCAATACCTAAATCAGACCATTTAAAAGGAACTTCTTTAACGCTCTTTACATTACCTACCTTAGAAGCAAAAGAGTGATTATGATTATCAAAGTGAAATATTTTACTTTCTTTGATAGACTTAGTAAAGCATCCTTTAACGTGCACATCACCGTGAGAATCTAACCAATAGTAAGTATTTGCAATTACTCTTTTAAATGTACTTTCTTCTCCGTCTAAAGCTAGTTTAATAGTTTCAGAAACGTCTTTAATCGGTAAAGTACAAACAGAATCAGAATGCTTAACAACTGCCTTTTTTATGGCAATTATTTCGTCTTTATTTTTTAGTATCTCGTTTATTTCCATTTTTCAGTACTATCTTGTTAAGTTCCTTTTTTTTAGCTTCTTTTAGTTCGGATGCGCATACTTTGCCATCTTTACACTCTTTACAGCAGTCTTTCATAATTCATTTAGATTAATGTTATTTTCTTTGGCTAGTATTTCATTCTCTAATTTTAACTTTATTACTTCTTGACGTTCTCTTTCAAATACTTGGTTAAAGCTTAAATGTTCCCAGCTCATAACTAAATCAGAGTAATTAAATAAGTCCTCAAATGAATCAGTAAGCATTTGCCCTTTAGGCTTTAAAACATACTCAACGTGCCTATTAACTGCTTTCTCTTGGTTCTCATAAGTACTACCTTTTAGATTAGCTTCTAACACATCTCTAGGAATACCATACATAGAACCAATCATAAAGTAATCATTATAAAAGCATTCATCTAATTTAAGACGTGCAATATCATCAACAAACCTTTTAATATCAATAGGTTTCTTAATAGCGTGAACAGTCTTATTACTTCTAACTATACCCTCTATACTTTGTTTTTCGGTATCGGTCATATTAACCGATTCTAAACTTTCACTTTTAGAACTTGCAACAAACTTTTGACTGAACTCTAAATTAATAGATTTCGCATTAAGTGCATTTTCTGAATTGGATATAATTTTATAAAGTGCGTCAATTCTAGATATTCCTTTAAATGAATTATCCGATACTGAGTTAGTAAGGTCGTAAAAAGGTGTTATTTCGCTTAATGGAATTAACTTTGTAGTATTACCAAAGTTATACTTAATAGTACCTTTTATTAGTTCTTTGTATGTAATATTAGATAAAATAAGATTGTTTATCTTATCAATTATATTAGTATCAAATTCAATATTAGCAGGATTAAGCCATTGGATAGGTGATGTTTCATTTAACTTGTTATTAGGTGTCCAAAGGTATGCAGTACCTAACTGAGTGAAAAACATATAATCCCATAAGAATTGCGTCCAGTTCTGCTTAAAGTTTGGCTTTTTTCTTTGAGTATAAAGAAAGTCATCATTAATTTTACCTAAACTAAAAAGGTCGCAATTTAAAGCAAATACTTTAAGAACTGCAGGATTAGATAATACTGTATTAATCTTATCCTGTTCGCTTTTAAATTTCGATGCGTGAGTTCCTGAGAATATCTCAAAGAATATATTACCGCTAGAATCTCTTTCGATTATCTGAGGTGTATTATTACCAAAACCAAAGTTAAAATTAAATCCCATACTACAAAGGTACTAAATATTTTTGATTATATTCATTTCGAACAGTTTTTGCGTAATATATTCTGTTGCATTTAAAATATGGTCGTTACCGTCCTCAGGTTGCTCTAAAGTAACTCCAAATCTATCTTTTTGGTAACTATAATTTTCTTGCTCAAATTCTAGGTTTTTTGAAGTAGAAGTATAATAGATATTTAAAGATTGCATAGTTCCAATTCTATCTATTAATCTAGTCTTACCACCTACAGATATAGCATATTCCCAGCCTGCACGCCTTAAAGCTATTATCTTACTTGGTCGGTTACTATCGCATACAATAGTTTTATCTTTTGGTATATTAAGTTTTGTAAACATCCAACTAACTAAACCCTCATCCGATTGTGAATTGATTTGGTGGTTTTCAGTTGTGGTTAATCCTTTTCTTATTTCGTTTTCTGATTTATAATTCAATTCGTGAACATATAGATTACCATCGTGATATTTAACTTCAACAATTCCCCACGGGTCTACTAAACCCCAATCACATCCGTAATAAGTAGGTTTATCAATTTTAGCATACTCAAAGTAATCTATTGGTTTCCAGTTGTAGATACGACCTTGCTTTTCTGCTTTAAGACCTAAACCGAATACTTGCCAGTTATACTCATTTGCAGTTCCTTGACTTATATTATATTCTGTAGGTTCGTATGATAGTATTTTCTTTTTTTGTTCAATTGGTATAAAAGGATTGTCTTTAAAAGTAGAGTGAATTACAACTGAATTATCTCTTTTCATTACACTATCTGCCCAATGATTACCTACTGGGTTATAATCCATAAGTACTGCTTTTGAGCATCTCATATCTAACTGGTCAAATGTTTCTTTAGATAGCTTGTAGAACTCATTAAACCAAAGATAATCAGAATGATAACCCATTACTTTTAATTCGTCATCTGTACCCTCTATAAATATCTGTGAGCCATTAGGGAAAGTAAAATAAGATTCTGATTTATTATAAACTACTTTATCCCAATTATCTAAAGTAGGGTAGTATTTAAGCATATCCTGTAATATAGTATCTTTACAGTCTTTTTTTGTTATCCTGAAAGCAGCTAATTTAATACGTTCATTTGACCAAGCTAAAAGCCAAAACAACTGTAAAATACTAAAGGTCTTACTCGAACGAGAAGACCCTGAATTTATAATGTATTTATATTTCCCAGTACTTAAAGCATTGTAATTTTGTTCAAATACTGTAGTAGCTTTAATCTTCACTTGGCTTTATTATTTCGATTTGTAAAGTATTACTAATTTCTTTACCATTGCTTTTAATATCTTGGTTAATAGTTTCAGTAAGTCCATTTAAACGCTGTGTTATGCTTGCGTTGTAAATTCCAGCCATACCACCCTCTATTTGATTGTTTCTAACTGCTTTTCGTATGTTATTACAGATAGTTAAATAATCAGAGTAATTACCGTTAGTATTTGCAAAATAATGGCTTAAATCGCCTATAATATCATTATCAAAACAATAGCACTCAAAACCCTCTATAGTTAAAGGTCTTTGCCTTTCTCTATAAATCATTTGAGCATCTTTACCAATATAATCTTGTACTAAGATAGGATTATTTTTAACCCATTCTTTATAATCTAAGAAGTACTGCCAAAGTATCTCGGGAGTTGATATTTTCTTTGTTCCAAAAGGTCTTGCCATAATTACAAATTTACAAAATTATCTGCAATCTTTATCAATTTGTTTTATTTTTTCGTTGTATTGCCTTGTAACCTCCATAATAGCAGGCTTACTACCTCCTGCATGTGATAAAGATTTTAAATATTGCTGTGTCAATTCTTCTTTCATATCGTCGCAATTCTTTGAACAGCTTACAGTTAATGTAATCGCTAGTAGTAATAATAATTTTTTCATATTAATTAAGTTTTTGTAATATATTATAATCTTCGTCGGTAAAATTTTCTATGGTTTTATTCCATAGTGGGTGACCGTTATCTTTCCGCAAGGTATTAATAATCTTTTCAACACTCCATTTCTTTTTAGCTTTGGGTTCAGCTTTAGGCGTATTGCTAAAATCTTTTAAGGTTTCAAATAGCTTTGCATCTTTTGTATCAAAGGCTTGTTTTACTTTTATAAATACTTCGCCATTTTTCACTTGTTCTAACATCTTGCTATTTTTAAAAACTTGTGAGTAAGACATATTTACATCTTCGGCCACTTCCATCAAATCACGCCCTTTATTTAGCTCCTGCTCGATTAATAACCATTTAAGGTAAGACATATACCTTTTACAATTTTTTAGTCTAATATCGACGTTAAATTCGCTTTGTATTTCTTCTATACTCATAACTTTTCTATTTCAATTTTAACTTCTAAATAATAATTATAAATTTCATCGGTTGCAAATATTGCGCATCTTAGTAATTCGTTAAATCCGACTAAGGCAATTTTTTTAGCTTGCTCAATATCCATACCCCCAAAATCCCAATATTCTCTGACTAACTCTTTTGCTTTATCTTTTGCTGGTTTCATTTTTTAAATGTTTTATTGTATAATTCTTCTAATTTCCAAGGTTTCTTTTCAGCTGTTTTAATGCAACATATTGCGCCAAAATGAATAATATCTTTCTTTTCTAGTTCTTTAGCTTCTTCTAAAATATTATTAGAGAATACAAATCCAAATTCAGTTCTTAATTTTTCCGTTAACCATTCTACTGCTGTCATTTTTTAAATATTAAGTTTGCTAATTTAATTGCAAGGTTTTCAAATAGTTTCATTACAATAAAGGTTTAGCGGTTAATATAAGGTCTTTGAAGTTTTTTAGGAATAGTTCTGCAATTTCTTTTGTCTTAAATGGTAAAAAATGTTGTACATAAAAACACTCATAAACTTCAGGCTCATATCTTGAAAATCTAATATGATATTTAGTAATACTATCATTCCAATCAGGCACCCAACCATCATTATAAACCGCTAATAGTTGCGATAACTGAGCCAAAGCTATTGATGCTTCTGCTTGTTCCTTTTTTGCAAAAATATTTTTGTTATTTGAAGTCGTATTGCATAGGGTTGCATCTTCGATACTTGAATAATCATCAACAATCCACCCTTCTATTTTCCGCAACTCATCCCATCTCTTTGGTAATTCCTTTTTTACTAATTCTGGATAAGTCTGTACTGCTAATTCTTTTAATTCGGAATCTTGTCCGTTGTACCATCTTTGAGCCGTTTCTAGGCTAATTTTAATTTCTCTCATAATTTCTTTAGTATTGATGTTTTACCTTCCGTAACCCAATGATGAGTTTTACGTTTCTTTAGTTCTTGTTTTTTTGCTAGGGCTAGCACTTCACTAGCCTTACTTTTAATTTTCTGTTCGTACTCGAAAATTGTTTCCTGTGGTTTAGTTGCCATTTAGTTTAAAATTTTTATTGTAATAGTGTTCTCCTGTTTCAATACTCAAATCAAACTGAGACATAACTCCAGCGGAATAGGATTCTATAATTTGTTCCTTTTCCATTTCAAAAAACTTATAATAATCGTTTATAAATTTTCTACCCTCTGAAGTTTTTGTATTAAATAGTTCAGGGTGTTCCAATTCTAATTGGCTAAATAATTGTTGCATTGGTGTTTTCATTAGTTTAATGATTTAAAAGTGAAACATTCAGCGTTTATATCTCCGCTTTTAATTAAGCTAGCAAAAGCATTATCTCTACCAGCAGGAAAGTAAGGTTTACCCTCGTAACATAATACTTCATCATTTGCATTTAATAATGCAATAACGTGGTTACAGTTTCCACCGAATACTCCTTTAAGGTCTGATTCAATTCTCTTAGTTTTGAATCCGTTTGCTTTAATTACTTGTGAATTTGTCATCTCTATTTGTGTTTTGTGATTGTTTTGTTTGACAAATATACAAACTACTTTTGAATAAACAATACTTTTTTTCAAATTAATTTTAAAATAGTTTCTTCGGAATAGTTAAGTACTTGAAATTCAAGGGTGTCAAGATAAATAATTTTTATAAAATATTTTCCATTTTCGTTAAATATAGCTGAAAGTCTAATAGGTCGATTCTGTTTAGATAGGATTGTTTTCATTAAGTAGCATTTTAAAATTATCAAAGTTATCTATAAACTCCCAAGTAAATCCAACGGATCTAAATTGTTTTTGTCTGTATAATTGTAATTCACTTTTAATGCCACCTAAAGACTTTTTAACCTCAACAAATAAAGTTACACCACCTTTAAATAATATTACATCAGCGTGGCCTGATTCGGATGCTTTAATGATTTTAATGTATAGCCATCCTTTTTGCTTTGCATAGTTAATTATTTTAGTTTGTAGTTTGCTCTCTTGCATATCTTTTAAAATGTGAATTATTAAATGTTTCTTTTTTACTCACTCGGTTAAATACTTCTTTATCAATTCCATCTTTAGACAAAATAAAATATACATTGTTTTCAGTTCGTTCTTTTGTGGTTAGTCTATCAATAGCCTGTACAAAATTTTTGCCACTGAACCCTATATTTAAAAATACTAAACAATCCGCTTTTGATAAATTAATTCCCTCACAACTGCTTACTTGTTGTCCTATGTAATGTTTATCTGTTGTATTAAATTCACTTAAATCGGTAGTAACTGAATCGCTAAATACTTCTTGCAACATTTTTAGTTCTTCCTTGAAGTAGTAGATAATTGCTAATTTTTTATCTTTAAAATGTTCTTTAATAAAAACGGCTTTTGAATTATCTATTGTTTTGCTATTACCACTTTCAAACTTAATAGTTCCGCTTCCTAGTTGGTGTATCTTTTGTTGTAGCTTAACGGATGTATCAGCTATTATAACCTCATCTTTACCCTCGATAATATTATCAGTTAATAATTTTTTTATCAAAGAACTAACTACTGGCTTCATATCGCAATACAAAACTTGTTTATTTACCTTTGAACTAAATCCACTTTCTGCTTGCGTGAATTTAATCATATACGGATTAATTTTATTAAGTATTAAATTTATCCTTGCATTTGAGTAATCATTTATTAAACCATATCCTAGCTTCTTTTGTGTTACTATCACATAATCCTTTGACCATTTATAAAAATTAATGTATTCTTTAAAAGGCGAGTGAATACTAAAATTAAATTGATGGAATATTTGAGAGTAACTTTCAACTGCTGGAGTACCACTCAAAAGAATAGATGGTATTTTACTAAAATTAGCTTTTGCAAACTTATAAAAGTTATTAGGCTTTGGATAGGTTGAGAATAATCCGTGCGCTTCATCATAAATAATTAAGTCAAAATTATAACTATCTAGCTTGTGAATACTTTCTTTATTAATGATGGTTAGTTTAAAATCATAGTCCATATCCTCATAATCATTTTCAATACTGCTAAAGGCTTTAATTTTAGTAATAAACAAAACATTACTAGCACCAATATTTTGAGCCGTTTGAAGTGCTATAAGTGTTTTACCTACTCTAGGCTGGCACGCTAAATAAACTAATTTATATTTATTTAAAATAGTTGTAGCTTTATTCGATAATTCTATTTGGTATAATCGTAAATCCATTAGCACTTTTTTAACCAATTAATAATAGTTGCCCTTGATACATTAAACTCTTTAGCTAATTTACTTTTGTTAATGTTATTTATTCCTTTAGCTGCTATAATTGTTTTTAAAGTATCAATAGGATTATCTTTTAATTTACCATTTTTTAAATCGGTCATATCTTTATTTTCTAATCCGTCTGTTTTAATTTTCTTGAATTGCAAAACAAAGTATTCAGTTAGTTTTTCGGCTTTTAATATTGATTCTTTTTTTACTTTAATTTCTTTTATAACCTCATCATTAAAATAAGTATCAATGAAATGAATTATTAAAGCTAATCTAGGTATGTATGTTTTAATCTTTGCTATCATACTTTTAAACATCTCAGGCTCATCTTCTGAATTTTGCAAAGAAACATATTTGTTAAATACTCTAATCCATTCAGTCTTAGCTTCATTATCTAATTTACAAATGAAAGGTATTATTTCATTATTGTCATCTTTTTTTATGATATGAATAATATTGTCATTCATTTTTAAAATAGTATTTTCATACCATTCTATTAATTTCTCAGGTAGTTCTTCATTATTAAACTCCTCTGCTTTTAGATTGTTAGGATATGAAAATAAAAACCTATCAATAAATCCAGAACTTATATTATCATTTGTAAAATGACTATCTAATATTTCAGGTTGTATTCCACCAAGTACAGGAATAAAAGGCGAATTAATATATAAATCCCCCCTAGATAATCTATTAACTATAATGCTTTCATTTGACCAAATAGATAACCATTGTTGTTTATCTGAACCCTCACGGTACTTATTCATATCTTTAAACCAGCCATCTAACTCATCTTTGAACACTCCAATAGCGTTTTTTGATTCGTTATGCAAACTAATTAAGGCTTCAATAGTTGTATCTGAAGCTAGCATTTGTTTTCTTTTAGGTTCTTCTATTGGTATTGCAGTTTTTTTATCTGCTGGACTTAATTTCTCGTAAAATTTATAATCCTCATACTTTAAAAAATAATCCTCAATTCTTTTTTTATTAATTTTCTTTAAAGGATAAATAATATTATTAATGCTTGGTGTCTTACCAAGTCCAGCTTGACCTACTAAAGACAAAAATAAAGTACATGATTCGTTCCATCCTTTTTTAGCTTCTATCCTTAAAGAATTACCTATAATAACAGAAATCATCCAAAGAAATGACGAACACATAAAGTCCTCATTTAACATTAATTTATTCTTAGATTCATTTATGTATAGTTGTATTTCCATAGGGAATATTTCAATAGGAAAATCTTTAGTTTCTATTTTTTGAGTTAATTCTTTTGGGAATTCTTTAACTAACCTAGTTCCATATCCTTTATTATAAAGTTCAATAGAAGCATTTTTAAAGTTACCATTTGTGTTTTTATAACAATAAGCAGCGAAAGGATTAATTAGTTGCTCATGTGGGTAGCATGTAGCCGTACTAAATAAATACATGCAACCGCTATCTTTAAAGACATAACCGCTATGCGCTGATTCTGCACCTAATCTTTTTATAACTGTATGTTTTGATAAATCCGCAACTATTGAGAAATCAGAACCTATAACATCCCATATTTGATGTTTTTCATTAAAGTCATCCCAAGGCGTTTTTTCTGATTCTACAAATTGTTTTTTAACTTCTATGCTTGGTAATATTTCAACCTCATCAATATGGTTATAAACTTTTGAGCATGAAAATATAATATCTCTATCCTCTTTTGATATGTAACCAATATCTAAATAAGAACGCTTATTATATTGGTTATTAGGATAAACAAAACAATAACCACCTAAAGACCTAGTTTCTAAAATAGCTTCTTTATGGTCTTTTAATTTAGCTATCTTTTCGTTTCCGCTTATTTCTTTACACTTAAAGAAAATATGATAACCATCTGATTGTGTTTTATAGATAACTACTTTATTAAAGAAATCAAAAACATTATCATCTAAAAAAGAAATGTACTCATCCCAAAAGGTTTTCCTTTCTTTAGCTGATTTTAATACTTTTAAATCTACATCAATACATTGTAAATTATCATAACCAGTTACAATACCAAAGTTTTTAGTAGCTGGTATTTCAGTTCCATCTTTTCTAAATATCCCACCTTTGTAATTATAATTTTTAGAAAACTCACTAAAAGAAAGTTTTTCAGTTTGGCTTTTCTTCCATGGAAAGTTTGGAACTTTAGTTTCTCCAACGGTTATAAGTGAAAAGTTTTCACAAAGTGTTTTTAAATTATATTCCATTTTCTAGGATATATTTAATTTTAACTACTTCCATAACTAATTTTTCTAATGCTGGAATAGAACCATCATAAACAACAAAAGCTTGTTTTAAAATTTCATTTTTTTCTTTTTGAACTGATAGTAATTGATATTGAATCTCAATCATTTCTTTTTCGTAATCTGTCATAATATAATATTTTAAAAAGAGAAAACCCCAACCAATGCACTACTACTGGTTAGGGTTTCTCGGTTAGACTATTTGTCTAAATATCTTCCTGTAGGTAGTGCTTCTACAATTACAAATATAACACTTTAATTAATATAAACAACACTACTTAAATAATTTTTTATATGTTAAAGTTTTGTTTTGTATTGTTTTTTTACAGATGTTAGCTTTTTTTACAAGTTACACCTAAGTTACACCCCTTTTTGACTTTTTTTTCTCAATGTTTACAAGGGTTTACAAAGGAAAGTGTATAGTCTAACATGTAACTTGAAAAAAATAAAAAAAACTAAAAAAAATTTATACTTTTTAATAATTAGGTGTTAGGGTGTAACCTATACAATTTTCTTTGTTAAGTACTGTAAACATTGATTTGTTATGGTGTAACTTCATACTGTAACTTACATGTAACCAACAAAAAAAACCCGCTATTTTCATAACGGGTGCAAAAATTGAATCACAACTAAAAGAGAGAGTTACAAAGATACTAAAATAAAGTTAATGTACTATTTTTTTCTTCAACAAATGCTTTATGATTATTTGAGTTAATTTTAAAGTAACTTTCTTTTAACTCAATAGATATACTTTTACGATTCATTTTAATAGCTGAGCAACCCTCAGAACCGATACCGCCAAATGGACTAAGTACCGTTTCTCCCTCGTTAGAATACAAATGTAATATTCTTTCAATAGTATCTAATTGCAAAGGACAAATATGCTTCTCATCGTTACCATCTCTACCGCTTCTATATTGTAAAGTTCTTGAATAATCAATATCATACCATACAGGCGATGCGTATTTTTGCCATAAATCGACTGGCAAATAATCTAATTTACTGCTATCTTTATCTTGGTGCGTTATTGGTGTTTCATTATCGCCCTCATTTCTAAAAAACAAAACATAATCAGGTATTCCAACCCTTGACATAATACTATCTTTTTTAATGGTTTTGTGAAGCAACCCTAAAGCCTTAGTTCTTTGCATTTCAGTTACAGGATTCTTCCAAAGTGTGACTTTTGAATGATAAATAAAACCCTCTTTTTGAAACCAATCAATTAACATTCCGCTAAAATCACGCAATCCAATATATCCCTCTTTTCCTTTTTGAATTGGCAAGTCCATACAGTGAATAGCACACATACGACCGCTTTTAAGAGTTCTTTTTAGTTCAGGAATAAGGAATTTAAAATGCTTTTCAAACTCTTTGTAATTTGATACATTTCCCATATCTTCCTCTTTATCCGAGTAAACGTATAACTCAGCAAATGGAGGACTGAAAACAACAATATCAGCACAATTATCAGGTAGTTTTGCAGTTTCTTGAACGCAATCGCCATTAATTAAATGGTACTCGTCTGTTTTAATTTCTTTATTCATAATCTTTACTTTTGATTTTGCTTTTTTATAATTTGTTTCTGCGCTATATTTTGACATTTCTTTAATACGCTCGAAATGTTGTTTTTCTTTATCCAAAATAGTACTTCTAACATTTACTTGTGATTCAGGAATAAGAATATGAACGGTTACTTTATTCTTTTGGCCAAACCTATAACAACGCCTTACTGCTTGATAAAACGCTTCAAATTTAAAATCATAAGACATAAATACCATTTGATTGCATTGTTGGTAATTCATACCAAATGAAGCGATAGAAGTCTTTGTAATTAATGTTTTAAAATCATTATTTGCAAATCCATTTAAATGCTTTGCTTTGTATTCAGGATTATCAGAACCTTGCACATTTATGCTATTTTCTAGCACTTTTGATAATGTATCGGTTTCTTGATTTTTTAAACCCCAAACAATCCATTGATTATCATTTGAGTTTACAAGTTCCAATGTTTTTTTAATTCTCGCATCAAATGATCTATTTAAATCTTTGTGTAATTCAGTAGCTGAAACTGCAACATCTCCAAATAGATTTTCGCTTAAATTATCTACTTTTATAATATGTTCGATATATTCAATTTCAGGCAAATTGTATCCATCAGAATTAAAACCTAAACTTGACGGATTATCTATTGCCATTGATAGTCCTGATATGTAAGTCCAAAAGTTATCCTGAGCGTGTTTTCTTAATCTCCATTTCGATGTTTCTCCGCCATCGTGAACAAAGAACATCGCTAACATTTCAAGATACGACATACCTCCTAAAAATTCACTATGTTGTCCAAGTTCCATATGGTCATTTGGTGATGGTGTAGCAGTACAAGCTAATTTATAAGGCGTATTTTTAAAAGTATCAATTATCAAACTTGACATTTTACCATCTCTACCTTTTAAAATACTAGATTCATCTAAAACAACTCCTGAATAAATACTACAATCAATATTTTTTAGCTGGTCATAATTTGTAATATCAAAATATGAATTATCAATGCCAAATTTTAACGCTTCATTTTTAGTTTGTTCTACAATCGCCAAAGGTGCTAATATCAAAACTTTTTGATTTGTCTTAATAGATACTTGTTTCGCCCATTCTAACTGACAAAAAGTTTTACCTAAACCACAATCAAAGAAAAACGCAAATTTACCCTTAAATAAAGCTGTTTTGATTCCATACTTTTGAAAGTCTTTTAATAATGGATTCAATTCACTATCATCAATTTCAAAACCACTTTCTACAAATGTTTTTCTTTTACTCTCTAAGAACTCTTTATAGTCTGTCATAATTAATTAATTTTTAATTCAAATCTTAATATCCTTTTAATTTGCTCTACTTGGTCATTATCGAAGTAGTTTTTATTACCGTCTTTTTTTATAGGTTCTATTTGATTTTGTTTTATTATTTGAACTACTGTTATTTTGGCAATTCCTAAATCATTTGCAATTTCTAAAGCTGTTTTCATAATTTATTCATTTTAGATTCTAATATTAAATATTCTACCTTACCTAGACTGATTAATTTATTTATAATAATTTCTGCATCTTCATCTAAAAAACAAGAGTTACCATTGTTAATTACTTTATTTATATGCGTTGTTCTTAATAGGTTATTAATCGTATTAGTTGTTACTCCGCACATATCAGCTATCTGTTTACTTGTTTTCATTTCTTTGCGTGTTCAATTAACATATCCAAAGCTTCGGTTATTGCTCTTGGTGTGTATTCTATTTCGTCTATTTTACCCAGTCGCCAATCTTGGTAATGTTGGATTATCTCAGTTGCTTGTTTTAATGTCATTTCTTCAATACTTTAGTGATTATTCCTTCTACTGATTTCGGGTCTTTCTCGTGTGCCATTAAGAAGTTACAAATTAAAGCCTTGTCTAATATGTTATAATTCATAATGTACTCAGCGTTCTTTTTTGTCACATCGTAAAAAGCATTTATCCCTTCAGTCGATACATTATAGAACTCATTATACAATTTAGTTTGCTTATCTAAACTTGGATAGATTGCCGTTAATTGGCTTTGTAAGGCTTTGTTTTTAAACTTATGGTCTATCTGTTTAAGTTCGTCTAATATTTCAATAGAACGATGGAAAAGTACACTTAATTCAACAACGTTATAACCTACGTACTGCTCTTTTGTTAGTTCGATGTTTTCCATTCTCTTACCATTTCTTTAAGTTGTTTTACTAAATCGTAACGCACGCTAAATGTTACTTTTTTTGTGGGAATTTCTAAAGGCTTACGCCCAGCATTTACCCTACTACCTCCGCTACGTTTATAGCTACCGTCTTTTTTTTGTTTCATATTTTGTTATT